CTGTGTCAACATTTAGAGTTTCTCCTTCTGCTATTCCACCTTTAGTTTTAAGCAATTCTTGGCCAAAGTCGTTCCACCTAGCAGAGTCAAACACTTCCATAGTTTGCTGAGCCATACTATACATTAAAGGCATTATATCTTGATTTCCACCCTTAGCTGTTCTAATAGTGTTACTTATGTTTATTCCTTTCATGTTTTGAGTCATAGCGGCTTTATTTTTAGAATTGACACGGATTATTTTTGCATAGTATTCGTTTTGAGTGTCGAATTGTTCTTTTAATTCTTTTGATAAAAGCCCCGCATCAACTAAGTTTTGAGATAAATTGTGCTGATATGTTTGGACATCTTTAGCCCACTCTTTAAATTTTGGGTTCTTGCTTTCTAATTCAGACACTAAATTTCTAGAATCTTCATCTGTCCAATTTTCTCCAAAAACGGGTTTACCTTGTTGGTATCTATCTATGTTAAGTAAATTATAATAATACAAATCAAATTCTTCTACTTTTCCAGCTTTTTCAATAGGAGCCCATATATCTTTTAAGGATTTACCTATTTCATTACCTTCTAAATCAACTTGAGCTTCTCCCAAACAGTAATTAGCGCTTCCTGAAGCAGTTAAAATCTGATCGTATTTATGATATACCTCTTTGTTTTCATATCTTCTAAACGCATATCCTTTATCAACAAGTTCCCTCATTGTTTTTTCTTTTGTTGATTGTGCTTTTTCTTTAATAGTTTGTTTTTGAACTGGTTTTTCAGATAGTATTTGTGCAACCTTCTCGTCTTCGCTTAATGGTTTTGTTGGTTTTACCTCTGTTCCTTTTTCGTACTTAACCATTAAAGTGTTGTTTGGCATATCACTATTCGCTTTTGTTTTTTCATTAGAAAAAGAACTATCACTAGTTCCTTCATTTTTCAAATAACTATTTCTATAATTTAAAGCTTCATCATATTGGTCTTTATTAAAATGCTTTGTTTCAACCTCTTGGTCTGTATCAATCATAAAAGCAACAGGTGCTTCTCCATAAGTTTTTACAAAGTAATCTGCATATTCTTTACCTTTGTCTTCTACTAAAATATCGTAATTGAAATCCATTAAAGAAGCAGTTTTAAAACCTAATGTTTTATTATACATATCTGCTAATGGTTGTTTTTCGCTTTGGTAACAGTCTAATGTCTTTGCACCGTTCTTTTTTACATAATCTTTAATAGATTTTAAATATCCTTTTTCTCCTAAATTGAAAACAGAGATTAAATCTCCATCTTTCGTTATCGCAAATCCTGATAGCCCATCTTTACTTAAAAAGTTCTTTGTGTCTTCATAACCTGTTGAATATTCACTTGACTTAACATCGTGAACATCGACTGCATCTCCGTTTGGTAAATATTTTTGAACTATCTCAAAAGTGTCTTTAAAAGTTTGTGGGTCAACATTTTCTAATATTTCAATGTTCTTTCCAGTTTTTTTATTTACAATAGATGAGTTACCATTCCATAAGCTACCATCTCCGGCTTGTAATCTTCCTCCAAGAACTCTTGAAAGTCTGTTTCGTATTCCTTCATCAACTTGTCTTTGACCTGAGTGGAAACTTTCTGTATCTTTAGAAGACATTCTTCTACTTTCTTCCTGTAATCTTCTAAACTCGTTTCTTGAGTTTTCGTCGGCAATTTGATTTCGTTCATTTATATCAACTCCAGTTTTATTATACTCTATTGCGTCAGTATTTTCAACATTTGTTTGAATTGGTCTCGCTTGAGTTTCTTGGCCTACTCCAGCCCCTTTATATACTTCGTTTACCCAATCACTAACTTTAAAATCAACAAATTTTTTTCCTTGTCTATTTAAATTATCTTTTTGGTTTGGTTTTGTTGCGTGCCAGCTTTGAAGAGCATATTTAGTTAATTCTTCACTATTTTTAACATCTAAATTGCTTCCAACCATTCTTGCAACTTCTAACCATTCTTGTTTTGTTCTTCTTTCGGTATTTTTATATCCAGGGACAAAATCTTTAGCAGCATTTAAGGTTGATGCGTCAAAGTCTTCTGTGTTTCTATATTTGTTATAATCCTTTTTAATATCTTCATATTCGTTATTGGTTTTTAAATCAGCGTATTTTATTCTGCCTTCTTGTTTAGCTTTTAAATAATTCAATCTTTTTTCTTGTGAATCGTCTAAATCAAAAGGCAAATCTTCTAAAGTTTTCAATTCGTTTGCTTCGGCTTCAGATAACGCGCTCTTTTGTGGTTCTATTTCTTGTCTAACGTTTTGTACGGTTTGTTCTACGTTAGTTGTTGTAGATTCTTGCTTAGTTGGAACGGCTTGAATGTTTTGTTCTACTGGTTCTTGTGTGATTGCGTCGTTAGTTGATTTTATAATTGTATCTGATAACCTATCAAGCGATTCGTCTGTAATTTTATCAGCTTCTCCATTTTCTGCCCTTAATGTTCTACTTATAATCGTAGTAGCTATCATTTCTTTTTGGGCATCGTTTAATTCTGTTCCTGATTCTTCAACTTTTTTCACAACTTTATCAAGATTACTTTGTGTTTCAAGCATTAAGTTGTTGATATTTTTAGAATTTGAATTGCGAATTAATCTTCCAGAACCAATTAATCCTGCGCCAAGAATACCGCCAAGCCCCTGATAAAACGCGTCTTTAATAGACTCTTTGCTAAAAATATATTCCTCGTTGTCTAGGGTTAGATTTGCGTTCATTTTATCGAAAAAGCTTTGAATAAACTCTTCTGCACCTTCAGCCCCCATAGTAGAAATATAGTCAGTAATGGTTGCACTTTTAGATTCCCCGATCACTTTGTTAAGTAGAGGTTTAATTTTTCCAAGAGTTTTGTTAGACATTTTCTCCAGCGTTCCTTCGCTCTTCATTCCTGAGGTTTTACCACTACCAAACTTATCAAAAGCGTAATTTAAAGCGGATTGTCCTATAGAATAATTTGCCGCCTGAGAATGTTTTTTGCCTTGCAAAATGGCATCGTTATAGCTTTCTTCAACGTCATTTACAGCATTTGCAGCAGTACCCAAACCAGGGACTAAGTTGTTAAGCGCCCCTAGCGTTGCTCTTTTTCCAACGCTAAAACCAACATCATTATATAATTTGCCAAGTCCAGAAGAGTTTTCGCTAATATTCCTTTGCATAGTTTCTGTATAGTTTGGCAGCCTAACTGAAGTTGCGTTGGCATCTAATCCATAAACCTTGTTTGCGGTTTTCCCGCTTATGTTGTTATCAGATTTAAAAATAGCACTGAATCCACCTCTAATTGGGGCGGCTATTTTCATGGCTGTTCTTCCTACTGGGCTTGCATTTGCATAATCATAATCGGCTTTAGCTGTTTCGTAGTTGGATCTTGCAATGTTTCTATAATCTTTAGCTTCTTGTGTTTTTGCAATTTGTTTTTGTCCTTCATTAGAAGTTGCATAGCTCTGATATTTTTTTACGTTTTTTGCTTCTGATTTTTCCCTGTTTATTACAGCGTTGGCATTGTTGTTTCGATTTAAAACTGGCGCTTTGCCTGTTCTACTATCACTAATAATTTTGTTTCTTTGCGTAAACATATTTGGAGCAGAAAACGTATTGTTGCCTGGAGTTATTCCTCTGTTGGACACTTCTCTTCTTGTAATTGCGGTTTTTTTGCGATCTTGCAAAGTGCTATAGTTTTTCTGTTGAGAAGTTGTTTTTTTTGCCGAACTAACAGGTTTATTGTTTTTTGTGGCTTTAGGCAATTTAGACTCGTTTAAAAGAGTGCTATTCTGTTTATTTGTGCTAACTTGTTTTTTCTTTTTTTTGTCAGAACCGTTGCCTAATATTAAATTTTTAATAGCACCCATATTATCACTTCTTTCCTATTGCTTTTTTAATAAATTTCCCTATCTTTTTAACAACCTTTTTACCTTTGCTTTCTGTTTTTCCTCTAGAACCGCCTCCAGAGCCTCCACCAACGGCACCGCCTCCACCACCGCGGATACTCTTCTTTTTGATGTTGCCGGTTAATGTGCTGCTACCACCGCCGCTCTTCTTTGAACCGGAGCTCTTACGTCTACTACTACCCGAACGAGAGCTCCCGCCACCCGAGCTAGTAGCTTTTTTTGACCATTCAAATTCCCTTTCCCAATTAGATTGAGCAAGCGCATCTTGTTGTTGCTGATATGCAAAGTTTCTTTCCCAATTTGCTTGTTCTTGTCTGTCTTTGGCTTGGTTGTATGCCATAGTTTCGTTATATTGTCTGATAGCTTCTGCTTGTTGTTTTTCCCAATTTTGTTGTTCGATAACATCTTGATATCTGTTATAGTAGTTGCTATCAATGTTTTGATTATTAGATAACTGACTTTGTGCAAGTTGAGATCTTGTCGAATAAAAGTTTTGTAAATAATCGCCTTGGTATTTTAATTTTTCTAAAGCGTATTCCGCTTTCTTAACATCGTTATTTAAAATGGCCTGATTTAAAGTTGTATCATATTGAGTAATCGCGTTTTGAAGAGTTTGGTTGGCCGTTGCTAGTCTGTTTTGATAAGTGTTAAAAGCGCCCAGTTTACTAGTTTCCGATACGCCTGAATTAGTTAACCCTCTAGATGCCATACTCTCCGCATTTACGCCATAAGGATTAATATAATTAGAATAGGCGTTTGATGCTTTGTTAGACTCTGTTTTATATGCTTGTTGGGCTTTGGTTTTTTGCTGTTCTATTTCAGATCTTTGTTGTGCTAATTGCTTATCTAAAGTTTCGTTTTGTATAGCCTGTTGTTGGTTTAGATTTTCCATTTGCTGGTTATACAGATTTTGGTTATCGTCTAATAGTTTAGAGTAAGTATTGTTGCTTTGAGTTAACGCAGCGTTCTTGGCCTCTTCTACTTGTAACAATCTATCGTCCATATTGCCCTCCTATCTTTTTATGTATCCAGCTATAAAACCTTGTAGTGTACATGAAAAAATCCCGAAAGGTTTATTCGAGCTGAATTTTAGTTGTATTTTTTTAAATTTTTTGTCTTTAATCCTGTAAGCTAAGTAGCTTTTTTCGTCACTTGAAGTTTTTTTAATTTTAGTTGTTCCGTCTACTATTGTAGAAATTAAAATGTTGTCGTTATCCATGGTTTTTAAGTCTGCGACATTACCTCGTTTATTTGTTGTTTTAGTATAAGCTGGATATCCAAAGTCGTCTTCTCTAGTAGTCCAATATGAAGCTATATCCGAATTAACGTCCTTTGTTCCAGACAACTCGAATATTTGACCTGTCGGATCTCCTAAATAAAGTGTTCCTCTATATTCCTTAAGCATACTTATTTCATAAGGTAGTTCCCAATAGTACCATTCATACTCTATATCGTTATTAACGTTTTGAAATTTTTTCCTAGAGTCTGCTAGGTATACATGAGAGCCACCAGATACATTTACTAAACAAACTAAATACCCTTCATATTCTGCTAGTTTAATATTTGTATAATTGGTTTCTGTTAAAAGTTTTGTGTCTATCAAAGAAGACCTATGCTGAA